TTAAGCTTCATCGGCGCCGCGGCTCATGCGGTAGCCAAGGCCACGCACCGTTTCGATCACGTCGGCGGGGATTTTCTTGCGTAGGCGTCCGATGAACACCTCGATGGTGTTGCTGTCGCGATCGAAATCCTGCTCGTACAAATGCTCGACGAGCTCGGTGCGTGATACCACGCGGCCGCTGTGATGCATCAGATAGGCGAGCAGCCGGTACTCATGCGAGGTGAGCTTTACCTGCTGACCATCGCAGGTGACACGCGACGACTTGGTGTCGAGCCGCACCGGGCCGCACTCGATCTCGCTCTTTGCGTGTCCCGAGGCGCGGCGAACCTGAGCGCGCACGCGCGCCAGGAGCTCCTCCATGTGGAAGGGCTTGGCGAGATAATCGTCGGCACCCGCGTCCATGCCGGAGACCTTGTCGCTCCAGCGGTCGCGCGCAGTGAGAATGATGACCGGCATGTTGCGGGAGGACCGCCGCCACTGCTCGAGCACGGAGATGCCGTCCATCTTGGGCAAGCCAAGATCGAGGATCACGACGTCATAGGGTTCGGTGTCGCCCAGGAAGTGCCCTTCCTCGCCATCGAACGCAGTATCGACGGCGTAACCGGCGCCGGTCAGCGCCGAGTTGAGCTGTCTGTTGAGGTCCTTGTCGTCCTCTACGACGAGTATGCGCACGGGTCTCTCGATGTTGCCTTGGATCTCCCGCAACTATAGTCGGCCTCGTCAGCCGAGCCTAGAGGTGCGGGAGATTCCAGAGGCGGAACGAGCGTGAGTTCGCGCATCCGTCGCGTTTTTCGCCAGGGACGGTGATTTTAACCGTCCCGCTTGAGCGTGAGCGCGATCGGAGACGTGGCGCGGAACCGGCCATAAACAGTCATCAGGGTACCAACGAGCGTGCCCACGGCCTGGATCGCCTCCACGACGTGGCGCCCGGCGTCCTGAACGAGCTGGCCGCTTACATCCACGCCCGTCAAGGGGGCAAGCGCGGGAAGTGTGGTCGAAAGGATGGTCACGATGGTGCCCCAGATGGTGATGGAGTGCCCCCACCACTTGGTGCCTGTTGCATCGGTGGATTTCGTCGTCATAGCTCGTTCTCCTGTAGACTTTCGGGTTGCTTCGTCGGTCGTAAGCTGGCGCGCGCGGGCGAGCGTTGTATCGACGCGGCGAAGCCAGCCGCGACCGAAGCGCCAAAAGTGCGGGAGTGCGCGGTAACGACGCCTGCGGATCGCCGCGTAGATTTCGAGCGCCTCGATGATGGGCGCGGCTGCGACGGCGGCGCGCGTTTCCGGCCCGATTTCTCCGTCGACACCGGCGCCAACCGCTTCCTGGAGACATCGCGTGGCCGTACCCACGCCGTGGTTCACGGCGGCGTCAAAGTGCATGAATGCGAGTGGCGTAGGCAGGTCATCGCACCCGGCCAAGTCCCAGTACCGGCGCCGGTAGATTTCGCTCACTGTTTCTGAGGAGATCGCTTTGAGGTCGCGGACAAGAGCCGCGCGATTAGCGGCGGTCAGTTTCTCCTTCCGCCAAGCCGCGAAAACACCGAGCGTGATGCCGAAGTTCGTAGGGCCTCCGGGGTCATGCGGATCGTCCGTGAAACGACCCTCCATCTCGAGGACGTGCGTAAGCGCGCGATCAAAAACGAGCGCGGCGTTCGATGCCTGAGGTGCTGTCGGTCGCGTCGCCTTTGCCGGTTCGCTTTCCGCATCTGACGGCCACCGCAGCGCGATGAGCCTGCTCTTCGGATAGCGTGTGACGGAGACGGCATTGCTCTGGTTGCCACCGAGAAGCAGAACGTCTTCGTCCGTTTCCGCGAGCCAGAAGCCGACGTGTCCTTTCGTCGGATCGTTGCCGCGCCTGAACACGGCGATCGCGCCTGCGCGCGGCTTCTCGAGTTGTTGTCCCCAGTCGAGATACGACCGCGCGAGCAACGATCGCGTCGAGCGGACGCCTACACGCTCCAGGCATGCCCCGCAGAACGCGGAACACCAGGCGATCTCATCGCTCGCTATTTGCGCATGACCAACCTCGCGAAAGAGCGCGAGGATGCGCGGGTTCTCGCGCCTGCCCGTGTATTCCGCCTGGCCAAACTCGCGCCAAGCCTCGGCAAGCCACCGGGCGTCATTCATTGCAACCTCGATTTCGGGCTCGATTTCGGGAGGTGTCAGACTGTCGCCGACTTCGGCGTGCCGCGGCCGTAAGTAGCGCTCATCTGGTAGACGGCGACCGCGATGCTGCTTTGCGCCGTGCCGAAGTCCGCCGCTTGATTGGCGGCTGTGTAGGTGCAGGTCGGCGCCGAGGACACGATCGTGCGCACGACATCCGCGCCATCGAAAACGTCGACTTCGTAGCGTTCGGTCTCCTCGGACAGCGGCACGTCTGCGTCATCCCAGCTATCGCCGCCGATGCGCGTGCGGCGTAGCCAGGTCAACGTCACGTCGCCTCCGCCGGATCGCGTCGCGCGCACGCGAGCCGGAGAGAGAGGCTTCAGACCCCTTCCGGAGAACGCGTGAGTTGAAGCCACGTAAGAGCGATCGGCAATGTCACGATTGGCCGGACCGTAGCGCCAGTTAAGCGGCAGCCTGACCTCGCCCGGCGCCATGCTCACACGCGCCAACTCCCCGCCGAGCATCACGAACGAAGCACCGGCAAGCACAGGGGCGCGCATTTCGCGTTCCGTTCCGCCCTGTCCTCGCAGCAGATTTGAAAGCTCGTATGTGCCCTCGCCGACCAACGTGGCGGTCTGGAACTGGATGACTTCCCAGCCGCCATCGGCATTGCGGACAGCCGCTGCATTGGCGCCTGCAAGAAGCTGCAAGTCGGTGACGGACGCGAGCTCCCCGTTCGAAAGCTCCACCCTCAGCCTCGTCGCGCGATCGATGACGGCGACGGGACCGGACGGCAACGCGTTGATCGTCGTTCCGAGCACCGCGGGCGCGGTTGCCCGCGCGCGGAGCACGTATCCGGTTTCCTCGGGCGAACCGTAGAGCGCGACGCCGCCCGGCCATGGGATCTGGAAGGCCGCGATGTAGCCCGCCTCGGGAGGTTCGTCGCCGCGCAGCAGCGGGAGATCGAGAAACTCGACGTGCGGTGAGCCGTCGAACACCACGGGGCCTTCGTCGACATCGCGCGGGCGAGGAACGGCGCCGTCATAGACTTCGGGATCGATGCTGCGCCCCTCGACCTCGCGCGTGCCGTGATCGCCGATCTCGGTGACGCGTACGAGTGTCGTGCTTCCATCCTTCTCGATGGTGATGAGGTCGCCGGGCTCGATCGCAAGAGCGCTTGGAGGCAAATTGAAGCGCGCCCGTTCGCGTGACGCCCAAGTTTCGAACAGCCAACTGTCGGCGATCTGCGACGCGCTTTCCGCTTCAAGCACGATCGGCAATTCCGCGCGCGCGACGCGGCCGCTTGCTCCGGTCAGGCGGCGCGCCTCTGCCACGGCCTGCCGATAATCTCCGCTCGCGGCGATGTGGCTGACTTTGGCGGACGCAGGAAGATCCGTCTCCTGACTTCGCGTAAGCGTGAGGAGTGCGTCGCCTGCGCGTTCCTCCACGAGATCGGCTTCCGACAATGTCAGCACCGGAGGCTCAAGCCCGCGATGGCGGAAGCTGATCTGTCCGTCGCTTTCCACGCTATCGAAGAAATACGCCAGCTCGAGCGGCTCAAGCGCATCGCGCGGCGACATCAGGCGGTCGATGACATATCCCTGGATCAAGCCAGCAAGGCGGCTCGTTTCGTAGGCCGTGATGCCGTAGTCGGAGAGGATCTGGCCCATCAGAGCTGCGAGCGGAGCGGCGGAGAAGCGGCCGTTCAGCCAATGACCGAAACGCCAATTCTCGCCGTCGCTCCAGATCTCCAGGTTGTAGGGAAACGCCGGATAGGGCCGCGCGTCCCAGCAGTAGACGTGGATGCGCGAGAGATCGACCATCCGCTCGCCCGTCAACGACGATACGGGATTGGTGTCCGGAAGATAGCTCTCGCCCGCCGGATCGAACGCGCCGATCATCGCCTTGAGAAATCGGCGCTGGATGAGGTCGTCGCGGATGCCGCGCGAGAAATACGGGAACGCCGATTCCGAGCTTTTCGGATCGACAAAAACGTTAGGCTGGTTCGCGCCCTTGTCGACCGCCGGGCAGCCAATCTCCATGAGCCAGAACGGCTTCGATTGCGGAACCCATGCGGTGGGTGTGCCGCTCGGCGTGCCGCCGGGACGATTGTAGTGCTCGTTCTGCCACCAGGACTTGATGTCCTTGTAGCGGTAGATCCACGGCGTACCGTGGCCGTCGGTTATCGCCGAACGCACCTGCGCGTCGCGATCATCGGCGTTGGCATAATACCAATCGAAGCCTTCGCCCGACGTGACGTTGGCTCCAAGGTAGGCTTCGTCATAGATGGAGCGCGTGCCCGCGAGATAATCGAGATGCGTCGTGCCATCGCGCCAATCGGAGAGCGGCCAATAGCAATCGATGCCAATGGCATCGATCGATGTCGACGCCCAAAGAGGATCGAGATGGAAATAGACATCTCCCGATCCGTCGCCCGGCTGGTGTCCGAAATATTCCGACCAATCGGCCGCGTAGAGCACTTTTGTGCCGGGGCCGCAGATGGCTTTCACATCGTTCGCGAGCGCCTGCAGAGCTAAAACGAAGGGATAGGTCGACGCTGCGGACCGTACCCACGTCACGCCGCGCATCTCGGTGCCGATCACGAACGCGTCGACACCTCCCGCGGCCTTCGCGAGAGACGCGTTGTGCAGCACCAAGGGCCGGAACGACCATTCGTCGGGCCCGGAATAGAGCACACGCTCGCCGCTCACCGCGAAGTCGCCGACAGCCGCTGTGCCGACGAACGCGGCGATCTGAGTTGCTGCCGCGCTCGTCTTGTCAGGGCTGTCCGGTTGACCAGGCGCAGGATGGCACGTGATGCGTCCGCGCCAGGGATAGGACGGCTGGGACGACGCTCCGCTGTAAGGATCGATCAGGCTGTTTCCATCCGGCACGTCCATCAGAATGAAGGGCGTGAAAACAACACTCTTTCCGCGCTGTTTCAGGTCCTTGATGGCCTGCACAACTGAGGCGTCAGAAGGCGTTCCGCCATAGGCCGGACGTCCGTCCTTCGTTGATACGCGGTAAGCATCGAGACGTTCGACACCGGCTACGCTCCATGACACAGGCGTCGTGTTCTTGGTGTAAGTCTCGACGCCCGGTTTGATCTCGCAGTGGCTGGCGCGAAGATCGGTCCCGAACCAGCTCACGATGAGAGAGATTGAATTCGCATTCGGGAGCGTTGCTTCGAGCTGATCCAGCGATACGTTCCAATCGCTGCCACCCTGCAGCGTGTGCACGTTCTCGGCTTCGCCAACGCCGGCGCGACGCGTTCTCGTGACAGGGGTCGTTGCATAAACGAACTCGCCCGATCCGGGGATCAGGACGATGCCTCGGATCTCCTCCCCGAACGGCTCGACTGTCCGATAAACCTCGAACGAGAGCTGGGGGATGCGATTGCCGAAATCGGCGAGCGGCATATCCTCGAACAGAATGTAGGCGAGGCCGCGATAGGCAGGGGCGTTCGCCGCGCCTTTGACTGCGACGATCTCGCTGTCCGGAAGCTGGTCCTCCGTGCCGCGATAGACACGGTACGTCATATGCGACAGATCGATCTCCGCGCCGTCCGCCCAGACGCGGCCGATGCCGCTGATGGTGCCTTCACAGAGCGCTACGGCGAAGCTTGCGGAATAACGGTATTCGGTTGTCTCGGTTTCAGGGGCCTTCGCGCCGCCGCCACCCTTGCCGCCGCCGCCGGACCGCGTCGTCACGATGCGCTCGCGCACGTCGTCGGCCCAGATGATCTGTCCGCCAAGGCGCGCGCGCCCATAGAGACGCGGGATCGGCGCGCCCTCCGTCGACGTGCTGACATGCAAGTTTGAAAGGCGCGGCCCTTCGCTTCTGCGGCGCGGACCGGACGCACCGAAGAGCGCGTTGTCGATGTAAGATCCCGCGAACGCGCCGACCTGGCTGCCGATGGCGGCGCCGGACAGCGTGAGCCCGAGGACGGAGACGCCGGTCGGAAGCAGCGCGCCGCCGGCTGCGGCACCCGCTACGGCAAGAGCTAGAGTTGCCATTAGGCTTCGATCCCCGGAAACACAAAGACTGCTGCAAGACGGCGACGCCAATAGGCGGATAGGGGCACTTCGGCTGCGCGGCGATCCTCAACGGCGTGGACCATCGTTGTCGGCGTCGCGAGGATGCCGGCGTGCTTGGCGATCGCGCCCTGCTTCATTCGGAAGATGAGGACATCGCCAGGTTTCGCTTCCTCGATAGCGCAAGAACTCATGTGACGCAGAGCAGCCTCGATCAGCGTTTCAGTTGCGTTCACTTCGCCCCAATCGCGCGAATAACCCGGAGCAGTCTCTGCCTCTTCGCCGTAGAGATCGCGCCAGACGCCGCGGATCAGACCCAGGCAATCAGCGCCAATGCCCCTCGCGCTCGCCTGATGGTGATAGGGCGTGCCGATCCACGTGCGTGCGGCCGCGATGATCGCCTCGCGCGATTTGGGAGCAACGATTTTCATCTGCTGTTCTAATCTGCGCTTCAGCGCGCCTTGGAGCCCGGACGGCTGACCACCGTGAGGAAATCGTTGCCGGGCATGTGCGGAAATCCGCGGAAGTTTGCGACGTTGGCGAACTTCGCCTGGCAGGTGCCGACGCGCTTATCACACCCGGCCGTGACGACGAACGTCTGGCCCCCCGCGAGCGGTAGCCGCGCCCTGCTCCACAATTCTATGGTGACGATGTCGCCGGCTTTGGCGTGTTGCTTGATCTCAATCGCCTGACCCAGCGCCGCGCCGGACGTAAATGTCAGCAGCCCATGCGTGAACCAGCCGTTCGCGAATGCGCCGATGCCTGCAACAGTGAAGCGCCTCGGGCTCGTGACCTCGACGAGCTCGCCCGTACCGCGAAAAGCCGGGTTATCGAGGTCGATGGTGCAGCGCTGATCGCCGAGGTCGGCATCGCAGGAATACTGATAAAGGCGACCCTTCGGCTCCTGCAGCGTGTGCGCGAGGCCGCGCACCTCGGCTGTGAATGCAGCACCTGCGCGCTTCACCTCACCGAGGTTTCCGCTGCGCATCAAAACGCGATCTTCCGGCGACGCCCAATTGACGCGGTAGATTTCGACGACCGCATTATCGTAGACGCCTGCAGTGAGATCGGCTTCCGAGAGCCGCTCCGAGGTCATCGCGCTCGTGACCTCGAGGTTGTCGACGCTGAGACCGACGGAGTCGCGGATCTCGCTCGCGCTCATGCCTGCGGCGGCTTCGAACACAGTTCCGCCAAACGTTATGTCGCGGTCGTGATCGGTGAAACCCTGACGCACGCCGTCACGGCGCGTCAATCGCCAGCACCAGCACAGCGTCGTGGCACCGAAGGCGATATGGGCCGCAAGGGCGGTTGAAAGCTGCTTCACAGGCGGATCTCGACAATCGGAATGTTGGGAATGGCGCCGCTTGCGAAGCCCGACAGATTGATGTCGAGCTTGTCGGTGTCGAAGCGAACCGGCACATCGAATTCGAAGCCGGCGGTTACGGCGTCGCCTGCGCCTGGCGCTTGGCCGCTTTCGAAGGTGATGAGCCCCGTTGCGACGTCCAGCGTGTAGTGGGTGCCGAGCGTTTTGGGACTGCCGTCGACCGCAATTTTCACCGTGCCCGCGACAGGCTTCTTGATGTCACGTGCGTAGGGCGCGTGGGCCGAGCCGTAGATCTTCGTGAGCTGGAACATCAGGCGCTCGCCGTCTCCTAATCCAATCACCTGGTCGAGAGCGGTGGTCGGATTACCCGGCGCCGACGATTTCCAATCCGCGTGATCGCGCCATCGGAATCCGTGAAAGCGGCCACGCCGCTCCTCGAAGAATGCGATCACTTCGTGCAAAGCGTCGAGCGATGTTACACCGTAGCCTGCGTTGTAGCTGCGGCGCGAGTCGGCCCAGCGGCTGTTGCGCTCCTCGAACCCGGAACCGAGCACGACAACGTCCGTGCGCCGTTCGGGGCCACCATGCGCACCGCGCGAAATGTTCGTGGGAAAGCGGATCTCGTGAAAACTCACGCTGCTCGCTCCTTACAGGTTGCGCTGACCGAGGGAGACGGCACGCGACAGCATGGCCGCAAGTTGCGTCTCCGAGCGCATGAAGCTTTCCGCGTCCTGCGCCGTGACGTTGAACGTCACGTTCACGCCGGCTCCTCCGCGCGCCGCGACGCCGAGACGGCCATCGGGTCCGCGCGCCAGCGGCATGATCGCTTCCGCGCCGCGTTCGCCGGCAATGCCATGCCTGCCGCCTGCAAGCGGAAATGCGATCGGGCTCTGAATGACGCCGCCGGACGCGAACGGCACAGGCATGCCCTGCTGCACGACGCCGCCCTTGGCGAAGGGCAAACCGCCGGAAAGCAGCCCCGTTACGAAATTTCCGAACCCTTGCTCGAGCGGGCGCATCGCGGCCTTCAGCACGATGTCCGAAAGACGAAGCGCCAGCGAGCGCAGCACGTCACCGACGTTCTTGCCTTTGATCGCGATACTGTCGAACGCGCCAACCAGCGCGCTTGAGAACTGGCGGCCGAGACCGGCGGCGCGACGCAACTCCGTCTGCAACGACGACGTGTCGGCGTTGACGGCGACCGTCCAAGTCTCAATTGGGGCATTGGGATCTGCCATTGGCGTACTCCTTACGTGTCCGGAAATCTGTCTCTCAGCGCGTCAAGCTCGCGGCGTGTGGGCGGGCGCTCGTTGAGCGTGTTACCGAAGCGGCCGCGGATCGCGGCATCGAGCTCCGCCAGCGTCAGGCTCCAGAAGGCGCGCGGCTCCAGCCCCAGCAGGCCGAAGCCCATGGCCATCACGTCGTCCCAGGGAAAGGGCCGGGAGCTTGCCCCTCTCCTGTTGCCGCTGTCTCACCCGGCTTGGCGGCGAAGGTGGCGGACAGAAGCCGCGCCACGATATCGACGTAGCCTGCCGCGCCGCCTTCGGTGCGCATGGCGGCGACGGCGTGATCGCTAATGTCATAGCCCGCTCCGCGCAACCCAGCGCCGATGATGCGCTGGCAATCGCGTGCCGAAATGCGCCCCTTTTCGAAGCGCGTTGCGAGCGCGAGCATGTCCTCATCTCCGAACGCGCTTTCGAGGCCAGCGAGGGCGCCGAGCGTGAGGCAAAGCGTGTAGGGCGTGCCGTCGAGCACGGCTTCGATCTCGCCGCGATGTCGATTGGCCATGCAATTTCCTTTACGCTGCGTCGAAGGTGAGCTGGCCGGCGGATTCGAGCGCGAGCTCGAACGCCACTTCGCCGTCATGCCGTCCCGTGAGTTCGAACGACGTGATCTGGAACGGGCCTTCGACGGTGCCGAAGTCCGGCACGACGACCTGCCAATCGCGGATGATGCCCGCGAAGACGTAGCTGCGGATCAGCTCGTCGGATGCCGCATCCTTGAAGATGCCCGAGCCAGAGAGGCGCGCGCTTTTGGCGCCTGCGCCCGCCAGCAACTCGCGCCACTGCCCGGCGCTTTCCTGATGCGTGACATCAACCGTTTCGGCGTTGAAGGCGATGGCGCGAGCGCGTAGTCCCGCAACGGTCGTGAAGTCGCCTTCTCCGTCGCTGTCGACCTTTAGAAGCAGGTCCTTGCCTTTTTGGGCAGCCATGAGTTCGATCCTTTTGAGCTAGGGTTGCGGCTCGGTCAGAGCGCGGAAGCGCGCGATGCCTTGGTATGTTTCGCCGTCGGAGCCGCGCACGACGTCGCTCGTCTCGTGGCGTAGGCTCACGAGGCGCTGACCTTCAGGCGCGAGGGCCGCTTCGTGCAGGGCGCCGCGGATGGCTTCGAGGACAAGATGCGCCTCCCGCTCGCCACCAGCTTTCGACCAGACGCGGAGCGTGATCAGATGCTCGCTGCCCGCTTCTGTCCCCGTGCTCCAGTCGCGCGTCGTGCTTGGGCCGAAGGCGACATAGGGAAACGGAGCACCGCGCGGCACTTCATCGTAGACCCGTGCGGCACCGAGAAGCGCGATGAGCATCGTGTCGGCTGAGAGAACGCTATAGATGGCTTTCTGCAACTCCCAAGCAGGGCTTGCCATGGCTACCTCTTCTCGATCTTTGCTCGCGCGGCCTGCGCCTCATTGGCGGAAGCGGATCTTGCGGCTGCGCGCGACAGCATTTCCTCGGTCGCGCGGCGTCTGATCTCCGCCAGGCGTGCATCCACGTGCATCTGTCCGCCGTCGCGAACCTGGACCGACACCTTCATGCGACGCGCTCCTCGACCAGACAGCGCAGGAAGCGATGACGCTCGCCGGTATCAATCGCGGAACGGATCTCGAAGACGCGCGAGCCGAGCTTGAAGCGCATCTCCGGGAGCACTCCCGTGCGATAGCGAAGCCAGATCTCATGGCTGACGCGGCCGTGCATGCCACCTGCGGCGGAGACCTCCGTTCCGCCTGCGGGCACGATCGCGCCCCAAACTTCTGCGATCAGCGTCCACGAACGCGATACGCCACCACCGCCGTCGGGTGTCGACAGCGGCGCTTCGAGCGCAAAGCGGTGTCGCAGATCTCCAATCGATACGCTCACAGCCTCACCTCGCGATAGGGCTTCAGGAGTTCCGACACGGCCGCAGGGATCGCCGACGCTGCCGAACCGATCTCGAGCGGATCGCGGTGCTCATACCAATGCGCCACGAGCAGCAGGATGGCGTGGCGGATCGGCTGGGGGATATCTTCCGCCTGGTCGCCAATGCCGGCGGTGAACCGGATCTCGATGCCGTTGGTTCGCGTCTCGGGCAGCGGCCAACTTCCATCGCGCGGGATGAGGCGCGGGCGCAGCGCCTGGCCATCGAGGGTGTAGTCGGCATCGGAAACGACCACAGGCGCGCCATCATCCCCCGCCACCGACACCGATGTGATGCTCTGGATCGGGCGCAGCGGAAATCTTACCTCGCCGCCCTCAGGCCAGCGGTCGAGCGTCAGCCGCCACTCCTGCGTGATCAGTGCGAGCCCCATCGCCGCTTCGACGTGAAGGCGCGAGGTCAGAATAAGGCTTGCGATCAGGACATCCTCGGCCGAGCCGTCGATGCGCAAATGGGCCTTCGCCTCGGCGACCGTCACCGGCTCCTCGGCGGGACCACTCATCAAAGTGAGGGCCATGTTTCTCTCTCTTGTTGTTCTCCCCCCAACGAGCGAAGCCGCCGGGAGGGGGACCCGACGGCTTCGCTCTCACCCGGCGGGAGGGAGGAGGACCGCCGGAAACTCGTTTCGCTCACGCGCCTGATAGCGCGTGCGCTTACTCCTCGAACTTGAGGAGCTTGATGGCGGCGAAGTCCTGAACGCCGCCGCCGACGCGCTTGGTCGTGTAGAAAAGGACGTACGGCTTCGAGGAATACGGATCGCGCAGCACGCGGATGCCGACGCGATCGACGATCAGATAGCCGCGCCGGAAATCGCCGAAGGCGACGGAGAAGCTATCGACTGCGATGGCCGGCATGTCCTCGGATTCGATGACCGGATATCCGAGAAGCTGAGACGGCTCGCCCGCCGTGGAAGCCGGCTGCCAGATGTAGTTGCCATCGTCGTCCTTCATCTTGCGGATGGCGGCCTGCGTGCCGCGATTGAAGAGGAAGGTGCCGTTGGCGCGGTAGCCGAGCGTGTAGATGAGGTCGATCAGCTTGTCGGCCGGATCGCTCGCCGGGAATGCAGCGTCGACGCCCGTCTTGATGAAGCCGATGTTGCCCCAGCTCCAGGAGCCGTCGGCGACCTTGGTGTAGTCGAGGAAACCCTTCGGCTTGTTGGTGCCGTCACCCGACACGAAGGCGGTGCCTTCCTGCTGGGCGAAGGTGTCGCGCACTTCTTCCGCGATCCACTCGTCGATGTTGACGGCGCTGTCGTCGAGCAGCGTCGCGGTCGCCGCCGGCATGGCGTAGAGCTCCATGGTCGGGAACGAGAGCTCGGCCAGCGTCGGCGTATTCGTCTGCGTGCGCGAGGCAGTCTCCGCCACCCAGCCATACGCGAAGCCGGTGGTTGCGAACGGCTTTTTGTAGACCGAGCCCGAGACCTGCCGCACAGACGCGATGGAGCGCATCGGGGAAATGTCCTTCAGGGACGACATCACCGTGCGTTCCGTCTCGGGCGGCACGAGATAGCCGCCATCGGCGCCGGAGTTGGTCGAGGTCGCGAGTGCCTTGGCTTCGAGGCGCGAAAGGTTCGCGCTCTCGCCCTTGCGGACGTAATCGTCGAAGGCGCGGCGGTGATCCCGCACGGCGGCGGTTTCGAAAGCGACGCCGGCCAACTGCGGACGCTGCGCCTTGACGGCCAGACGATCCGCGACACGCTTCGTTTCATCGAGCGCACGATCGAGGCGCGCGAGCTTGTCGTCGATCAGCGGATCGGCCGACGAACGACGCTCGAGATCGGCTAGACGATCGTCGTTCGTCTCCTTGTACGCCTCGAAGGCGCGCATGAAGTCTTCGAAGGCCGCGCCGACGCTGCCGCCAGCCTTCGTTTCGAGACTTTGGATCTCGCTGTTCGTGTTGTCTGTCATAGGGACGTCCTTCTTGCTTTCGCGTGTTTGATGTCAGTGTGTGCGAAGGTTGTGCGCGGCCCGGCGCATGAGCGCCGCCAGGCGTGCGTCCTCGCTCAGACCGTCTGTTGAAACGTCTGTTAAACCCTGGCCCGCATCCCGCAGGGCCTTGAGGCCGGAAAGGCCCGAACGCATCAGCGCGCGGGCCTCGTTTCGCGTCAGCCCAGCATCCCGCGTGAGCCAGCGTTCGAATTCGCGTTCGGTCGGCGGTGCCGATGCGAACGGTTTTGTCTTGGTGGACGTGATCCGCGCTTCGGGCAGCAGCGGGAACGTCACGATCGAGATTTCCCAGAGATCGATCTTCTCGAGCTGGCGCACGCCGCTCGCGCGATCGCGGCGCGCCTTCACCGTCTTGAAGCCGATCGAGAGACCATCCAGCGCGCCGGCCCGCATCAGGGCCATCACCTCGCGCGCCTTGCCGACCTCGCGCATCAGGCGGCCGTGGGCATAGAGACCGCGGCTGTCTTCTTCGAGCGTGGTCCAGATGCCGATGGGCTGATTGGCGTCGTGCTGGAAGAGCAGCTTGATGCCGCGCGCGCCGCGCTTCGCCAGGCTATCGCGGAATGCGCCCGGCAAGACGACGTCGCGCCCGAGATCCTCGCGATTGAACAGGCTCGCGTAGCCCTCGAACGTTCCGTCGCTGTCGGCCTGCTTGAAATCGAGCGAGATGAACTTGACCTCGGGAACGGGCACGAATTGCGTCGGCGGCGGCGCAAAGCTTGTCCGTTCCCATGCGCGAAAGGCCATGAGGCGTGATCTCCTGGTTGTTTTCGGTGTAAATGCCGGCGCGTTCGTCACGCGCGGCAGAAACAAAAAAGCCCGAGCTGGGCTCGGGCTTTTTTGGAAGTGATCGGCAGTGCGGCCGCTACGCGATCCGCTCCCGCATCATTGCTTCCGCACTCACGGCATCAGCTCGGGACGTATCTGCCTTCGTCGAGGGCATCTAGCATGCTGCCCGCGCTACCAGCTTGCGGAAATTCTTTCTGGTCAACGATTTTTTGAAGCGCCTCACGCGCTGCCTCAGGCTCTATCGTCAACGTTGCGATTGCCGCTTTCAAACGTACTTGCGCATTTCCATGATCAAGCAACGGCAATAATACGCGTCGCTTATCGCCTTCTCGCACCTTCAATTCCTTTTTCAAGGCATCCATTTGGTCGTATATGCGATTGTATCGCGCCAACTCGTCCATCAGCAACGCTTCGTCCTGATCAAGCGCCATCGTTGTGAAGCGCTCCACGAGCTGCTCTACCGTCATGTCCTTAGTAGATACTCGCTTCATTGCTTCCGCACTCACTGTGTTCCGCTCGGCACATATCTGCCTTCGTCGAGGGCGTCCCAGGAACCCGCTGTGGCTGGCGCTAGCGCGGCGACACAAGGAATACCAATCGTGTTGCGCCTTCTTTCCACGATGAGCCCCAACATTCTCTCGTAGTCGCCCGTCGAGCTCGTTAATCCGCGGACTCACCATCGTACTCAGAGTTAGGATCGTATTCGCCAGGAAGTCCGAGAAAAATTTCTTGGATCTCCTGATCTCCGATGTCTCCAAGCTTCTTTCGGAGGTCGTGGTATTTGTCAGCCCCAAGAAAACCAGCCCACTCTTGCAGGCCAGCGAGGTATCCCTGCCACAATAGGATGATTGCCTCGCTACCTCCGTGGGCTTCCACTCTTTTTTGTATAATTTTATCAAACCTTTCCAGCATAACGGCGGGAGGATCATCGCTTTCGAAGAATTCGTCCGGAAATAGCGGATTTTTGAGCTCCTCTGTTCCGACGTCCCTGAGCTGACCAACAACCTCCTCATAATCTTCGTTGGAGAGAAACTCCCATTCGTTTAACGCCGTCAGATATCCTCTCCAAAGAAGATTGACTATATCGCTATCTTCGCGGTAGGCGCGATGCCTCGTCGTCCGGTCAAGCATTTCGCTCTTGGTCGGCATTTCCATGGCGCGATACTTCTGCTCAAACTTCCGCAACAGGATTCATTCATACTGTCCCGGAAACCCAATAAACATCTCGCGACGCTCTTCCTCTCCGATCTCTTTTAGGGATGCATTGAACTCGTGGTAATCGTCGGCACTCAATGCTCCTAATTCCATCAGGGCCACAAGATACCCCTTCCACAAAAGATGAATCACGTCGCTATCTTCTCGGTGGACGAGTTGCTCCTGAATCCGCTTTAGCAACTCCTCCCTATCAGTCTCCGCCATAGTCATGGCCTCCTAGGTACATGGATTGGTCCTTCGGGTGTAAGAATAGTTATACTGTCAATACCACTCCGGGCATCCGCGCCATACGCCCGCCTTATGGCCTCCTCGGCTATAGTCTTATTCATTCCCGGCTGATTTCTCGCGTTGATCACAATGTTTGGCGATTGCCCCCTTGCGTCGAGAATTCTGCTTGAGATCGATCCGGAGAGTCGCGTTGGCTCCGTATTCTTTACTCCGCTTACTGTCTTGAGCTCGTGTGACACTCCGTTGATGCGAACATCCGCTGTCCGCCCAGTACCTCTCGGAACAATTTCCACTTCGTTGCCCAGGTCTCGCACCTCCTCGATGAAGCTGCGCTCATCTGGCGTCACATCGTCGAGCTTGCCGGTGATTTTTCCTGGCGTGGGCTTCTTCGCGAGGAAGTCCGGGAGCTTTTGCGGAACATTTGGTTTGGCTGCCCAAAGGCGACGTGCAAGCTCCTGGAGAAGTTTGGCCCGATTGGCGACTCGGATTCTCCCTTCCGTCGGCTTTCTCTGAGCAGGCGCGCCGACGCCACTCGCGACGCTTGTGCCAGGGCGACTGCCGCTCCCGCCTCCGCCTGATCCACCTCCCTCGTCCACCCACTGGCCGCCGTCGGAGTCGCCGCGCGGCGCACGGGCTTGATCGGGCCTGTACTTGGTCAGAACGGATGGCGTGCCATCTTCCGTCGCGGGTTCCCGTGGCGGCTCGTCGAGCGGCGCATAGCCGACCGCGGCGCGCTTCTCGTTTAGGGTGAGGAAGCTCACCTTTTCGATGCGAGCCCAAAGCGCTTCCCGCTCCGACGTCAGCGCCTCGATCTGATCGAGGTCGGGACGCAGCTCCAATCCGGCGCCTTGTCCGGCCGTCTCCGGGAAGCCCCACGCCGGGGCCAGCCACGACGACATCGCCTTCGCGGTGCGCGTCACAAGCGGCAGCACCGTGGATCGCCAGAATGCGCGTTGGGCTTCCTGATAATTGGAGAACGTGTTGTCGCCCGGGATGCCGAGCAGCATGGGCGGGACGCCGAACGCAAGCGCGATCTCACGCGCGGCACCGTTGCGCGCGGCGATGAAGTCCATGTCCTTCGGCGAAAGCGAGAGCGGTTTCCAGTCGAGACCACCTTCGAGCAGCAGCGGACGCCCAGCGCGACGTGGCCCCTGGAAGCCGTCCTCGAGTTCGGCTTTGAGGCGCTCGAACTGCTCGGGCGTCATGCGGCCGTCGGCGCCGCCGTAGACGAGTGCGCCCGAGGGCCGTGCGGAATTGTCGAGCAGCGCCTTGTTCCAGCGTCCCGCCGTGTTGTGGATGTCGATCGCCTGTGCGGCGGCCTCGACGGGGCTCATGCCGTAATGGTCGTTCGTGGGATGGAAGAGACGCAGGTGCAGGACCGGGCGCACGCCAGGCACGGGCTCGTCCTCGAAGCGGACGGTGCGGCCGGCGCAGGTGTATTCGTAGGCTTCGGGCCAGCCTTCGGCTCCGGGCACCACCTTCATGCGGTCGGGGCGGAGGGCATGAAGCTCGCGCAGGCGGCCGTCGACGCCCACGGCTTCGACGTAGGCGTTGCCCGCAACGAGAAGATAGCCGTACCAGGCTTCGAGAAAATCGGTGCCTGTGTGATCGAGGCTCGGGCGCGACAGCAGATCGAGGAGCGGATGCTGCTCGTGTTCCTCGTCGCCTTCGAACAGCATGAGCGGCACGGACGCCGCGGCTTCCGCGATCATGCGCACGGCGCGATAGACGATGGCGTTCTGCATAAAACCTTCGCGGGCGAAGGCTTCATAGTCGCGCGGTGTCCACACCGGTCGGCCAAGCGTTTCGAGCACGATGAGCGGGCCGGTGGCGCTCGCCTTCTCTTCGGGCGCGAGAGCGCGAACGGCATCGGGCGTCGTCCGGCGCGGCCAGAGCCCCGCCAGCGTGTCCAGGATACGCGGCATGCAGTGTCCTTGTTACGAAGTCTAGAGTTGCCGGATGGCAGGCGCGGCAGCGCGGTCGATCATCAAATCGGTCAGCGCCCAGACCAGCGCATCGACGCGGTCCGGGCTTCGGCCTCGTGCGAGGCCATCGGCGCCGAAGGCGAGCATCTGCTCTTCGAGCGTCGCGTGCACGCCGACATGCGCCACGCGGCCCTCGGCGTAGAGGGCGGCGACTGGCTCGGCACGCAGCCACTTGCCGCGCGTTGCGCGAACTTTACGCACCGCGACGGCTTCATCGATCTGGCGCAGAATGGAGACGACGAGGTCTCCGCCCTGATTGACCTCGGCGACGACGCGATCCGCCATGTGCTCGCGATAGGCGCGCACGGCGGCGCGGGCCCATATCTGCGGCTCGCGGCCCTGCAGCGAGCGATCTGCCACGATGTAGGCGCGGCCATCGCGCGCGAGACCGGCGACGATTATGCCGCACGCGTCGGAACGCGCGGTCGCCGTTACGGGCGGATCGACGGCGACGACGATGCTCGTGAGTTCGGGGCATTCGCGAACGCGATGCTGGTCAATCCAGTCGCGGCGCCACAAGCTGCCCGACTGTTCGTCGACGATCTCTCCTAGCAGCTCCTGACGTCCGAGCGCGGTGCCGTTGTAGCGGCGCTCCATCTCCGCAATGAAGGCGGGTGCGAGATTGGCGCTGTTGGCTGTAGTGGACGCTCGCGTGATCACGGTGCCGGTGTCCTGCATGATCGCCTTCAGAAGCGGCAGCGGGCGCGGCGTCGTCGTCACGGCCATTGCCGGCGCTTCACCCAGACGCATTCCGAACTGCAGCATGTCCCACGTTTCCTCGGCGCGCCGCCACTTCGCGAGCTCGTCACACCAGCCGGTATCGAACTGCGGTCCGCGCAGGCTGTCGGGGTCTTCCGCTGAGAACATCTGAGCGATCGTGCCGTTCGGCCAGACGAGCTGCGATTTCGAACTCTCGAAAACCGGGCGCTCTTCGTCGTTGTGAATTGCGAGCAGACCCGACACGCCTTCGATCATGACGCGGCGAACATCCGCGAGCGTTTCCCCGACGAGGGCGATGCGTGTCGCCTGCGGCTCTCCTAACGGCGCGATGCCGAGAGCCTTGGCGCGGATCCATTCGGCACCTGCGCGTGTCTTGCCAGCGCCTCGGCCGCCGAGGATCAGCCAGACGCGCCAGTCCTCACCCGTCGCCGTCGCCGTGGGCGGCAACTGATCGTCGCGCGCCCACAGCTGCCAGTCGGAGAGGATGAAATCCAGCGTCTCAAGATCGAGGCTTGCGAGGAGTTCGCTTAGGCGTCCCTCCGCTGCCGAGGCGCTCAA